CAGCACCCAATGCCCCCCACACTCATCGCAACAGCAGCCACAGCAGCAGCATCACTAATAACTTGCCATGTCACCATTCATCAGCCTCCCCACCAATATATCGCTGAGTTCAAAGACAGCAGCAGCAATGCCACAGTAAATTTCCATTGGGCTGCTGCCGAGAAATTATTATTCAGCCTCTCATTCGACGGAAACTGCACCAATGTCATCATCGACATCGACGCCCCCACCAGCAACATCGACGCCCCCACCAGCCAAAAGGACTAGAATATTGGCCATTACAAAAGAACGCCTCGTCTCCCTCCTAAACGCAGCCGAATACATCCGCACCCAATTCCTCTTCCTCGCCGATGACATCAGCCGCAGCAGTAAAAGGCTGGTAACAACCCCACTAAGCGACGAACAGAAACAAATTGTCAACGACATCCTCCTTTTGTGCACTTCCGTCGAGGTAGACATCCGCGAACAGACCGAACTCCTCATCCGCGAACAAGTCTACTGGAGAATACAGTTTCGACCGGCCGAACGCGCCAAAAAGCGTGCCGCGCGCAGGCGTGCCGGCATCCCATCAGCCACCACCACCAACGAGCCCGACCTTGCAGCCATCTGGGCAACCAACAAGCGCGCAACCAATGGCCAAGCCCTCGGCCTCAAACTCGCACCAGCGCCTGAGCCCCCACCACCCATCTACCAGCCATCAGAAGTCGAACGCGATCCCCCATCCTGGGAAGAACTCGCCTCCATCGAAACCAGCGCCGAAGTCGAGGACATCGACCCCATACCCGAGTCCCGCGCCGACCGCGCTCACCAAGGCCTCGACGACCCCGACCAGTCATACGACCTTGCATCCGATCAGGCAACTGCCGCATCAACCCCCCCAGATCACACGCTAATCGCCTCGTACAATCATTCTCTTGAGGGATCGCCCATACAATTCCAATGTTCATGCGACGACTTCGTCGCATGGTACCCGACACTCACAGCAGCGCAAGAACACTTAAAGGCGCCAGCGGATGCCAGCACATGAGAAGCCATGCGTTCAATGCATGAGAGGCATGCATCAATGCCTATCCATGACGCTTGACATCCATCCCCACAATCATCCATCATACCGTATTCCCGCCCTAGACGAAGGTCGACCAGCCCTCATAAGTCATAAATCATTATTGAGCCCTGTCTGATGTTCCTTGAATGGACCCCATACCAACGTCGCCTTGCCACCTGGCGCAAATACACCAATCGCCGCCGGCAATGGCGTCCCCAGTACTACCACCGTGCCATGGCGCTATGGGCCGCCGGCCTAACCCCCCGCGAGGCTCTCGCCCAAGCAAAACAACTGGAGCCATTATGCAATCCCAACTCATCATTACCCTCTCACCCACCGGCGCCCTCATCATCGAACTCCCCATCACCGGCGGCCGAAGACAGCTCCCATTAACCGGTCAGCCGGAGGCGCAAATCGCCACCCTTCATCGTATCCTTCAGGCCCAACTGCGCTCGCAGACAGAAATCGGCCTTGACGGCTCACCAACCGCAGCCCAAGAACGCCATTGGTCCCGACATTCTATCTGGCGCGACCCATCATGCAAATTCTGCATCGCCGAGATGAAAGCAGAGGGTATAATTCACCGTAGCCGGGCCGAAGGTCCATCAAGCGCTCATGCTGTCGCCCATGCCGTCGCCCATGCTGTCGGCGATGGCTCAGTCACCGTCCGCCGCATCCCCCCTAAACGCAAAGGCCCCCACAAGAGCGGCCCCTCGCGTAGCGGCAGCCTCCCCCATTCGCAATCCATCAAATCCCTCACAGGCCTCTCATTAAGTAAAGGAGCCAAGCTATGACCTCAGAAGAAAGCCAAGTTCACGCACAGGCCTTATTAGACGATTGGACTAATACGGGAGCGCCAATGCAAAATTGCATTGCCTTTCGCGATTTTGTCGCGGATCGTATTCGCAAGCTAATTGAAGCAGCCGGCAGCCTCAAGCAGGAGTCCTTCAAATGATCGCCAAAGTCGAAACCCTCACTATCAGCGGCAGCCCCAATTGGGAAGTCATCCTCTCAGTCTGGGAAGGCGATCGTTGTGTCTTCGCAGGCCGCCTTGATGATAACCACCACGGCAAACGTTGGCACCAAGCATTCGCCGAAGAAGTCGCCAGCAGAATCAACGCAACAGAAAGATTCGTCGAGCAATTGCTGGAGCCCCCCAATCAAGAAAGGAATTTCTGAAATGATCGGTCTTCTCGTCGGCTTTCGCTTCCACCCCCCGGCCAAACTCCTCCTCCCTGGTCTCTCCCTAGGCCAGCCCTTGCAGTTGATCGCCGAGCCCGACAACCCATACGATCCCCTCGCTGTCGCCGTATTCCTCACGACGGATGATCCCTTTCTTGAAACATTGAGCGACGAGACGCACGCCGCCCTCGACGAGGCGCTCCCGAGTATGGGCTGGACAATCCAACGCCTTGTCGAGGCTTCGCCCATCCAACTCGGCTACCTCGCCCGCCAGGCCAACAAGGATCTCATCAAGAAGCAAGCGCAACTCGAGCTATCAGCTGCCAACAGGTTCATCCCGTTCATCACTCAGTCGGCGGCTAATGCCAGCCTCTTATGGGGACCCAACAGCGAGCCCCTCATCAAAGCCTGATGGCAGGTAAGAGATTCAACTCCCAGCAGCAAGTCGCCATGTTTGCTGCGGCCCTCCAAGCAATGCAGAACCCGGCCGAAGGCCGGGGGCAGCCACCACGACAGCCACCCCTTGCTCGCCCTTCCTGGTTCAACGAGCCCAACATCCAATCGAAACTACGGAGCGCAGCCAGCAGATGAACACTCAACATCAGCCGACCGATGAGCAGCAAGCCTGCATCCAGGCAGCAGCCAACCCGCAGGCCTCCGGCCTCATGGTCTCCGCCTATGCCGGCTGCGCCAAGACGACGACCCTCTGCATGATGGCCGCAGCAGCCGGCGGCGCCCCTGGCCTTGCCCTCGCATTCAACAAACGCATCGCAGAGGAGCTAAAAGGGCGCCTGCCGGCGAATTACGCCTCGAAGACCATGAACGGCCTCGGCTTCGCGGCCTGGGCTCGCCGACCACAGATGACCCCCACGCTTCGCGTCGACGACAAGAAGCTTGGAAAGCTCGTCACCCAGACCGCCGCGGATCGTAAAATCCGCCTTGCGCCGGAGGATTGGCTCTGGACTCGCCAATCAGTCGAGAGGGCACAACAGTTGGGGCTGCTGCCTTCGGGCTTCGCCAATGCTGCCGGGGCTTCGCCCCTCATCGAAGACTCTTACAGCTCATGGCTCGACATCGCCTCGTACGTCGGCATTCCCCAGTCCAGCACCGCCTCCTGCATCGATCTCGCTAAGGAAGTCCTCGAACGCGACATCGACCTGGCCTTGCAGGGCCAGATCTCTTTCGACGATCAGATCTATTGCCCGACAGTCCTCGGCGGCCTCTGGCCCCGCTACCCCACAGTCATGATCGACGAATCCCAAGACCTCTCGTCCATCCAGCATGAGATCCTCCGTCGCGTAATGCGCCCCGGCGGCCTCATCGTCGCCGTCGGCGACCCCAAGCAGGCCATCTACGCCTGGCGCGGCGCTGATTCACAGTCAATGCAAACCATTCGTCAGCTTGCAGCGAGTTGGCAAGATTTATCATTAACGCTGACATTCCGCTGTCCTCAGGCCATCGTCGACCGTCAGCAGGCCCACGCCCCAGGCTTCCGAGCTGCGCCGCAGGCCCCCCAAGGCTCCATCATCTTCCTCGAAGGCTATACTTATGATGGGCCTCCTAGAGGCTGGCAATGGTCCTCCATCGACTCACCCCAAGTCGCCGTTCTCTGCCGAAACAATGCCCCTCTCCTCAGCCTGGCATTCAAACTTCTCCGCCAGGGCATCGGTGTCCAAATGCTCGGCAGGGATATCGGCACAAATCTAATCGCCCTCGCCCGCAAGCTATGCCCAAGCGACGAGCTCTCTCGCCTCGACTGCGTCACCAGAATCCAATCTTGGCGCGAATCCGAGGGCGCTAGTGCCATCGCTGCCGGCCATGACTCGAAGGCCGAGTCCATCACCGACCGCGCCGATTGTCTCCTTGCAGTACTCAGTTCAACTGAATGCTCCAATGCCGGCGAAATGCGCCAATTGCTCGAACAAATGTTCGCGCCCTCCGCTTCGCAAGTCGTCCTCTCATCGATCCACCGCGCCAAGGGCCTTGAGTGGCCCTACGTCTTCCACCTAGATCCCTGGCGCATTCCCTCGCGCTTCGCCCATAGCGCGGAAGCCAAACAGCAAGAGCGCAATCTGCAATATGTCTGTGAGACTCGAACGCAAAGCGTACTCGCGCATGCCTCACTCTCGGAGATGGAATCCCCATGACGCCAGAGCGGCATAGGAATTTCTGGGCGATGGTCGCCGGAGCCTTCGTTGGCAACATCATATTCGTTCTATTGAAATTTTTCATGTCCATACTCTTTATCAAAGGCCCATAAAATGGACAAGCTCTGGTCTCACTCCATCGCCCAGCAGCCCACCGCGGCGAGTGCCGATGAGCTCGACGCCCTCAGCCGGCGCTATTCACAAGCAGCCGTCATCGTCCTACCACTCGCCTCGGGCAACTTTGCTGTCTTCGGCAATGACCGTCAACTCATCTCGATCGTATTCGAGGATCAAGCCAACGCACTTTACACTGAAATTATCGCTGCCTCAATCAAAGGTATCCGCGACCAGCTACAGCATGCAGCAGCAGCTATCACAAATAGTACTGCCAGCAATCCGGTTACGCCTGCGGCCTTCAGTGGTCTCAAACTCTCCAAAAAGGAGCCCTCATCATGACCCCAGAAGATTACAAATGGGAGACTGCATCATGACAAATGAAATTCTTGCTGATTTACGAACGCTCGGAAAATATTATCTAGAACTAGCGTCGGCTGGCCTTGCAGGAGCCATCGCAGGAGCACTCGTAGTAGCAGCGCTAGTTGCGATTTTCATCGCCTTCTTTTGGATTTTTAGTGAGGTATTGCCATGACAACAGCTCGACAGATCATCGAACAATGGTGGGCAGAAATTACATTAGATGTCAACGCCACACGTTTAGTTCTTTCAGACGGCGACCACGCAGTAACTCGCCAGGACATCGAGGAACTCAAATTCCTCATCGCCCAACATATCATCAGCATGACAAATCATCTTTCCATCAAATTGCATGAGATGGAAAACATTTTGGAGAAAGGTCCCGGACGGCAGCATACGGTCGACGTAAAAGCTCCCGACCATCTTTGACCATCAAATACCATCCATCCCTTGACCCATCCATCCCCATTCAATACAATCCCCCTAATCTCTCAACCGCCCTCCAGAGCCCCATTCCATCAATGACCACCATAACCATCAACTCGCACTCCTTCATCATCTCCGACCCGTACCAGGCTGGAGTCGCAATCATCCTTTCCCCTGAGGAAGCCGCCGCATTCAATACTCTCCGCGCGGAGAACATTCGCAATAACCTCCGCAAGGAGCTTTATAAGGCCGGCGGCACCCCCGGCGATGAGGCCCTCACCCAATTCAATGATTTCGTTGCCCAGTACGACCGTCAGTACAAATTCGAGCCTCGCGGCTCCCGCACCGCGTCCGAATTCACTATCCTCGCCCAGCGCCTGGCGCAAGACAGAGGTCTTTCGCCGGAGTCTCCCGAAATCCAATCAGAAGCTCGCCGCAGATTGACCGTAAGGAACAGCGTCGCTAGACAGTCCCTCGAAAGGCTATTTGCCCCGCAAGAGGACTCAGCATGAAGATAGAATTCATTGAACTATTTGAGTTGTCTGGTAGACAGCTAGTCAATCACATGACAAATTGGCAACGAAAGCAGTGGGCTCGCGCCGGATACCCCGGCCTCGTTCGTAGCAATTACGACCCGGAGAGGATACGGCCATTTTCACTTAAAGTGAGACCCCAGTCATGACTCGCCCCTGCGAAGTCGACTGGTTAGGGCTACTCTATGAGGCCCGTCGTGAGTCCATCGGACTTATTCTAACGACTAATGACTACGACTTCGCCCTGCAACAGCTCTACAAGGCCCGCCGCGTATGCGGCGATCCAGATCTTTCCGACTTACAGTTCCGCCGGCCTTCGCCGTCCCTTGCCACCGAGGGCAATCTCCTCATCATCAACCAACACGCCCACATCATCCGCGAGCCCCATGATGAACAAAACCGATCGCACGACTGACGCCTTGCGCGCATCACCCCTTCCCACAACTGGACAACAGCTCCGCAAGAATGCACAGAACATGGCCGACAGCCTAGCCATCCCATTCTTCGTCAGAGATCTGGAGTCCCCATTCATCTTCCAGCATCCCCCCGGCGAGGAATTCCGCCCCCGTCCAGGCTCGACACCCAATCCAATGGGCGGCACCGGCAGCCACCAACCCACGGAGTCTGACTGATGCGTCGCCTCGTCATCATCGAATCCCCCTACGGCAACCCAGACCCAACAGTCGTCGCAGCCAACGTGCGCTACGCCGAATGTGCCCTCAAGGATTCCCTCGATCGCGGGGAGGCCCCCCTAGCTTCGCATCTCCTCTATACCCGCGTCCTTGACGACCAGCAGCCCACCGAGCGCAAATGTGGCATCGATTGCGGCCTTGCCTGGATGCGTCAGGCCTCCCTCGTCGCTTTCTACATTGACCGAGGCATCAGCCCAGGCATGTCCGCTGCGCAGCAGCAGGCATTCCTCTTCCATATCCCCATAGAAATTAGAAGGCTGGAGCCCGAAGGCTAATGAAATCCTCCCTTGTAGATGACTCGGATATGCCCTGGTCCGACCATCACATTCTCATATTCGATGAGGACTGGCACTATCTGGCCGCCCGCTTTGGCCCGGGCAGTAGTAATCCCATCGGCGTCGGCCCAGCCATTCGCCTTATCGTCCACGGCACCATTCGTCAGATGCGTCAGGAAGAAGCCAAGGTTCTCGACCAACCACAGCCAGCCAGAGGCGATAGACAATGATGACTCCTGTCGGCGAAATCCCCGCATCAGACGCCCTCCGCGAGACCCAAGGCGTCGGCGACTCCCTCGTCGAATTGCTCTCGCGCGACCCCGAGACCCTCCGCGGCCACGACCGCGACAAGATCATCGCCATCATGCGCGACCAGCGCCAGCGCTGGGACGAAGCCGAGCGCAGCGGAACTACGCGGGCAGCTGCCCGAGTCACCGTCGCGGAGACCAAGCTCGCAACAAATCGCCTCGGTTTGAAGCTCCAGCCAAAGTCCTCACCATGATCGAAATGAAATGGATTAGAAAACTGAAAGAAAACAATGCTGGCCATAAGCAGTACGAGCAACGACATCGAGAGTATAGCTGGCATGAGCAGCAGGCTGCATGGTTAAGAGGTCTGGCCTCGCTAAGGTATCGCTGTCCAAACTGCGGTCAACCCTGGAAGTCGCACTCGGTTTCATAAAATGAATGCCTCATTCTCACCCACAGTTCCCAATCTCCAAATCGCCTGGGACTCGACCTCATACAACGCATACGAGAAATGCGAAACGTTCTATTACTATTCAATCGTCCGCGGCATCACACCCATCTCACGCAGCATTGACCTCGAATTCGGCATCCTCATGCATTCGACATTCGAACTCTACCATAAGCGTCGCAGCCAGGGGTGTTCGCACGATCATTGCCTTAACGATGCTGTCGATTACATTCTGCGCAGTACGTGGGACTCCTCACGCGGACGTGTCGCCGAGATCTGGTCTCTCGACCCCGCAAAGAACCGCGTCAGCGCGCTCCGCACGGCGATCTGGACTCTCGATCGCCGTGCGGAGCAGGGTGATCCCCTCCGAACATACCATCTCCGCGACGGTCGCCCCGCAGTTGAACTAAAATTCCGCTTCGACACCCAGCTGCGTACGACCGGCGGCGAGGTCATCTCGCTATGCGGCCAGCTCGATCGGCTCGTCGAGTTCGGCTCCGGTGTCTACGATGTCGATGTTAAGACGACAAAGAGCGAACTGGACTCGAAATACTTTGCCCAATTTACGCCGAATAATCAGATTTCGATCTACGACCTGGCGACTTCCGTCATCGTCGCCGACGCGGCACCGGCCGCCGGCATCATCATCGACGCTATCCAAGTCGGCGTCACATTCAGTCGAAACCAACGCCAACTCGTCCCCCGTACGCCGCAGCAGCGCACCGAGTGGCTCGACGAATTCGCCGATCGCATCCAGGCAGCCGAACGCAATGCAATCGATGGCTACTGGCCCCACCGGCGAACCTCATGCTTCCGCTGTGATTTCAAGGACATCTGCAGTCGCGATTCCGAATCGCGCGAGACTTGGCTCAAGCAAGGCTTCACCCAGCGCGTATGGGACCCCATCAGCCGCCGGCAAGATATCTAACGGAAGGCCCAAAGTGAAATGCCCGACTTTAAACCTGGCTCCCGCCGCGAGCGCCCCCATAAGATACTCTACATTGGCCACACTGGCTCAGGAAAAACCGGCTCAACAGTCGCCCTCGCCGCCGCCGGCTACAATGTCGTAATCCTCGACCTCGACGAGGGGACAGACATCATTGAGGACTACGTATGCAATCCGCAGTCCATCTACCGCAAGCCCCGGCTACCCTTATGGGACCAGCGCCTTGCCGATACGCTGCACGAGCGCATCTCTGCCGTCACGATCACCGAGGGCTACAACATTCGCGGCATGAAGGCAATTCCCAAGGCCGACGCCTGGAACCGCATCCAGCAACAATTGAACAATTGGATCGACCCACCAAGGAATTTCGGCAACATCGGCACCTGGCCGTCAAACACAGTCCTCGTCATTGACGGCCTCTCGCGCCTATGCGAAGCCGCCATGCATACGCAGCTCGCCCTCAACGGACGCCTCGAAACCGGCCCTCGCGTCGGAACCTCAGATACAAATGACTACAGCGCGGCATACGGCCTCATTTTGTCATTTCTTGACATGCTCAAATCCTCTGAGATTAAATGTCACATAATCATGTGCTGTCATATTGCATTCCTCGTCGAAGACCAGCACGATCGCCAGTCTCCGACGGCGCAACGCGACATGAGAGGCTTCCCGCAGACCGTCGGCCGCAAGATCGGCCCCATGATCGGCCAATTCTTCAACCACGCACTGCGCGCGAAGGTCATCGGCACCAGCCCCGGCCGCCACGTAATCATGACCGCATCAGATGAATACATCGATCTCAAGACGACAAAGCCCCTCAAAGTCCAGAAAGAGTACAATCTAGAAACAGGCCTTGCCGAGTACTTCTATGCCCTGCGGCAGCCACCTACGGCGTAGCCGAGCTGGGGCGGATTCCCCAGCATTCAATGGAGTCCAACAATGACAATGAAACTTAAAGCCCTACTCCTTGCAACGACAATCGCCCTGCCTGCGGCGGCGAATGCCCAGGCGCCTTCGGCATTCCACTCGTACCCGCTGCCTGATCCCAACCTTGATTACGAACACATAATGCCGCAGACAGCCCGAGCATTAAACCTGCCGCCAGATATCGCCAAAAACCACGACATGATTAGAGCATTTCGTGCCCCCAATCGGCACGAGGTCCCAGCCAACAAATTGATTGGGATGCATCCTGGACTATACTTCGTCAATCGAACCTCGACGAACTGGTCGGGAACGGTCGCATTCCCCGGAGGCAATGGCTCGCAGCCGCAGATGACAACGGTCACCCCCAGAGTTGTCAGCCACGACGGCGGCGTTGATTGGTTCGCGGCGTGGGTTGGTTATGGCGGCTACGTCCAGGGCGATCTGCCCCTCGGCCAGGGAGGCCTTGTCGAAACATCGGATAGCTCACTAAGCGAGACCTGGATCGAATGCTTCCCGCAGCCAGCCATAGGCCTCTACAGCATCACCCCCGGCGACACTATCTACACCAACGTCTTCCCCAATTTCGGCAAATTGTGGATATATTCCATCGACTACACGTCCGGCGCCTCCGTCTTCGGCTACATCCCATGCAGCATCTCCCACCCACAGACTAACGAGTGGATCGTTGAGGCCCCATTTAATAATGGACAACAAACGACACTGGCTAACTACGGCCAGATTACGATGAACGGAGCCATAAGCGGCGGCGGCATCGGCGCCGGCACTCCCGGAGACGTATTGACAATGGTGCAGAACGGCGTCACGGCGTCAACGGTGACGATCCTCGACGGCGAAGATCTCCTATTCAGGGCTTATCCCTAAAGCACTTCCCGCCAGAAGTATTGAGTCCATTCTCCCTCCTTACTTCTGAGATACGGCCGTCGGCTCCGAACGGTGGAAGATTCGGGCAACAGCCGCAGCAGCGGCAACTTCCTGGGCAGATGCCCTTCACTTGAAATGGAAACTGATTGATGCCTGATTTCTCAAAACTCTACCAGAAGCCCCCAGGCGCAGCCAAGCGGCCCCCGACACTGCCATCCGGTGATTACCCCGGAATTATCCGGACGTACGAGGTCAGCGAATCGCGCGAGAAGAAAACCCCCTGCGTTCGCTACTTTATTACGTTGTCGGACTGGGCGGTGAATGCCCCCCAATCCTGGTCCGAAGTCGACGAGGAGGGCAAGAAGTGGGACTACACGCAGTCTGAAGTCAACCTCTCAACGCGGCCGCAGCGCTTCGAATTCTGGTTCCCAACGGATGACAATACGGGCGAGGTCAGCGAGGGACAGTTATTCCGATTTGACCAGTTCCTTCGCTCATTCGACGGAATGGATCCCAGTCAGTACAGCTCGTACGAAGAGCTATTCCCCTGGCCCGTCGGTCGCCGCGTAGTCGTCACCATCATGCAACAATTGAACGCACAGACCAATCGCATATTCGCCCAGACGCAACGGATCATCGGACAGTCATAAAAAGCTGGAGTCATCATAATGGCAAAATCACTGACTTACGGCGAACGCGCAGTTGGGCTCACCTTTAACCCATCAGGCGACCCATCCGTTAACCAGATCAAAGCACTTTTCGCCGAGATCATCGACGTCTGCGACGACATGAGAGACCGCGCGACGAGCGGCGAACGCAAGAGGCTATTCAGCGTCGCTATCACCGAGGCCCAGACAGCCCAAATGTGGGTTGTTAAGGCCATCACTTTCTCAGAGGAGGAGCCAACGCAACAGTCATCATAGCAGTCTGCAGAAATAAGGAACAGGAGGCCCGAGCTGATCCGGGCCTCCGCAGACAGACGGTGAAAGATGCCCATTTCTAATGACTACGGTCGAATTCCCATTGCAGATGTCGTCATCAACCGCGACAGCCGTCAGCGTCGTGAAATCACCACGTCCGACATCGAGCCTTCCATCTCCAAGCATGGTGTCCTTCAGCCCATTGTCATAACCCGCCAGCATGTTCTAGTCAGCGGCGAAAGACGGCTCGAAGCCAGCAGAGCCCTTGGCCTACCCGACATCCCCTTCCGGTATCTCGACGAGCTTTCTCGGCTTGAATGCGAAATCCTCGAACTCGAAGAGAACATCAAACGGAGGGATCTGGTCTGGCAAGACCTCGTCAAGGCGACAGCGAGGATTCATTCATTGTATGTCGATCAGGACGCCGACTGGACCCAGACGCAGACCGCAGAAGCCATCAGCCTCAGCGACGGGACGGTTTCCCTCTATCTAAGCGTCTCGCGTCAGATCGACGACGAGCGCGTTGCTTCGTGCGGAACTGTCCGCGAGGCCTCCAATCTCCTCGACCGTAGACTAACGCGCCAACGCTCGGATCAGATCGAGCGTATTCTCTTCCCAAAACAGGCGGCAGCCAGCCAGCAGACGACAGCCGACAGCCCGCCGCCTGTGGCGCCACCGCCCGAGTCCATCCTCTGTGAGGACTTCCTCTCGTGGGCAGCCCACTACGAGGGCGAGAAGTTCAACCTCATCCACTGTGATTTCCCATACGGCAGGAATGAATTCGCCGGGCCGCAGATGTCTCCGACGGCCTTCGCCGATCAGGGTAGTGGCTACAGCTCGAAGCCGACGGATTTCACAGAATTACTCGACGGATTGTTGCTATTCCTGCCACGGCTGCTCTCGGTCAGCGGCCATCTAATGTTCTGGTACACAGCGGAGCCCCAAGCCATAGTCGAGACGCAACAACGCGTGCTCGCGGCGGCCCCGCGCCTACGTTGGGCTAAATTCCCCCTCGTTTGGCTGAAATCCGACAATGCCGGCGTCGCCTCGGACCCCAGGCGTGGCCTCCGCCACACGTATGAGATCTGCCTCCTGGCTACTGCCGGCGACCGGCAGATCGTCCGAACAGTCGCCGATACGTACTCATGCCCGACAGATCACCGACTTCACCCGAGTACGAAGCCTGAGCCCATGCTCCGTCATTTCATGTCCGCCCTTGTTGATGAGTCAACGCGTCTGCTCGATCCGACTTGCGGCTCGGGCGCAGCTCTGCGTGCGGCAGAAAGTTTGAATGCGCAACTCGTCCTTGGGATTGAGAACAACCTTCAGTACGCCGAAAGCGCTCGCGCAGAGCTACGGCGTTCGCGACTGTTACGCCGTGTCGCTGCCCAGTAAGGAGCCCCCTGATGATGCCAAAGGTCATAGCCATTTGTGGCTTCGCCACAGCAGGTAAGTCAACCCTCGCGAAACATATCGTCCAGCGTCATGGCTATTTCAACATCCCATTCGCCGGCCCCCTCAAAGCCGCAGTCAGAGGACTCCTCGATTACCAATTCGTCCCATTTAGCAAAGCCGAACGCATCTTGCATGGTGACCTCAAAGAGACCCCCATTGTCGAGCTTGCTGGAAAGACCTCTCGCTTTCTGATGCAGACTCTCGGAACGGAGTGGGGCAGACAAACAGTCGATCCTGATTTCTGGACCATTCTATGGCACGAGCGCAGTCATCGACATCATGCAGTCGTTGTTGATGACCTTCGCTTTCAGAATGAAGCCCAAATGGTCCGCGCGCTAGGTGGCTCCATTATCCGCATCGAACGCCCTGGCCTCGCCGGCGGCGACATAAGCCACATCTCGGAGCTTGAGCAACTGCGCATCGAGGCCGACTTCGTCCTGACGAATGACGGCACGCCACAGGACATGTTCCTCGAATTCGACAACTGGCTTCGCAAGCGACAACAGGAGGGCATCTGAGATGCCCCGGCGCCGCAAGCCCGAGGCCAAGCCACGTGCAGTTCGCCAGAAAGAAGAATTGCAACGAATGATGGATTATCCTTGGTGTCGCAATCCACTCCATATAGTCTCATGGCATGAAGTCCACGGCCACGTCTATGAAGTAATGGCCAGAACATGGCCCGACGCAGGCACAGACGTAGATGACGCAAGAGACTGAAATCTGGGCCGGTTGGGCCGGCCCACGCAATGCCAGGTGCGTCCTCGTAGGCGAGGCCTGGGGTCGCGAGGAGCTTGAAGCCGGCGGCAGACCATTCGTCGGCCAGTCCGGCAAGGAGCTCTGGCTAATCCTTGGTGAGGCCATGCCAGAAGTCGAACCCGCAATGCACCGACAGATTGCCGAACTCCATCGATTTGGCAATTCTTGGATCAATTCGAGAGAACCCTGGCTCCAGGCCGCATCCATCGCATTCACTAATGTCCTCAACATGAGGCCACCGGATAATAAGATCCCAGAACTCTGCCTCAAGCGCGATGACATCAAGGCCATCGACCCGACGTACGATTGGCCGCCTCTGTCATCCGATAGGAAGTATCTGCATCCGCAGTGGTTGCCCCACATCTGGCGCCTTCATGAGGAACTCGCTGCCTGTCGCCCCAACCTAGTCGTCGCAATGGGCAATACGGCTTGTTGGGCACTGCTGCGCGCGACGAACATCACACAGATTCGTGGAGCAATTACACAAGGTGCCGGC